AATCGAGCATAAGAAATCACTTGGTTATGCTGTTGCTGCAAACGACACTTGTTACACCAAAAAGTATCAAGGGTTTCTTCCTGAGTTGATGGAGAAGATGTACAAAGATCGTAAGAAGTACAAGGAAGAAATGATTTCATCCCAAAAGGAACTTGAAGCAATTGAGACAGAATTGAAAAAAAGAGGCGAACTGAACTAATGGACTATTCAAAAATGACAACGGAGGAACTCCAATCGCTTCGTATGCAGAAAGAACATGAGGTGGCAAAGTACAAGAACTTTCAACTTGTACGCAAGATCCAACTCAATTCTGCATACGGCGCGATTGGTTAGATAGGTTCCAACTACTTCCGATATTACGACATTGATCTAGCAGAGGCAATCACAACTTCTGGGCAGTTGAGTATTCGTTGGATTGCTAACAATCTCAATGAATTTCTGAACAAGACTCTGGGTACAGAGAATTACGATTATGTGGTAGCAAGTGACACCGATTCTGTGTATCTGCGTCTTGGCAATCTGGTCGATAAAGTATGCAAGAGTAAATCGACAGAAAGTATTGTTGACTTTCTCGATAAGGCATCATCACAAATAATCGTACCGTTCATTGACAAGAAGTATGATGAACTTGCTAAGATGATGAATGCATATCAGAACAAGATGAATATGGATCGTGAAGTCATTGCCGATAAGGGCATTTGGACTGCAAAGAAGCGATACATTCTGAATGTTCATGACTCAGAAGGTGTTCGTTATGCATCACCCAAGTTAAAGATCATGGGCATTGAAACTACGAGATCATCGACACCGCAGATTGTTCGTGACAAACTCAAAGAAGCAATCAAGATCATCGTGTCTGAGGATGAAAATAGACTGATCGAATTCATTGAAGAATTTCGACAAGAATTCAATCAGTCACCAATTGAAGATATTGCGTTTCCGCGTGGTGTATCAAAGATGGATGAATACCATGATCGGGTCAGTATTTACAAGAAATCAACACCCATTGCAGTGAAAGGTGCATTGATATATAATCACTACTTGAAGAAGATGGGCATTGATCGTAAATATGAAAACATTCGTGAGGGTGATAAGATCAAGTTTGTTTATCTGAAGGTTCCGAATGCGTTTGGTGGACCAACGGGTCGTGACCATGTGATTTCTTTTGCAAATACTCCACCAAAAGAGTTTGAACTTGAGAAATATATGGACTATAATAAGCAATTCGAGAAGTCATTCTTAGATCCATTGCGGACTATTGTGGATGCTATTGGATGGTCGTTCGAGAGAAAAGCATCGTTAGAGGATTTTTTTGGATGAGTACATATACGATTTACAACAATGATTGCCTAGCGCAAATGAAACTAATGCCAGATAACAGTGTGGACGCCATTGTTACTGATCCTCCATATGGGTTGTCATTTATGGGGAAAGAATGGGATCATGGTGTTCCGGGGAAAGAATTTTGGGAAGAGGCTCTTCGGATTGCTAAACCGGGTGCCCATATTCTTGCATTTGGAGGTACACGAACAGTACATCGCCTTGCTTGTGCAATAGAAGATGCTGGATGGGAAATCCGCGATCGTATACATTGGGTGTACGGGTCAGGGTTTCCCAAATCGCACAACATCAGCAAGGCGATTGATAAGGCGGCCGGGGCAGAGCGGGAGATTGTTAGCACAAAGAGAACTAAATCGGGAGGATTTGCGCATATCTCCCAGACCAACGCCGATCACGGATTTCGTCCATCGGCATATAACGGACACTCGGAAAATAGTGATGATAAGAATGTCATACACTGGACAATCGCAACAACCCCCGAAGCCCAACAATGGGACGGCTGGGGCACCGCACTCAAACCCGCCGTCGAGCCCATCATCCTCGCACGCAAGCCGTTCAAGGGTACGGTTGCGGCGAATGTGTTGGAGTGGGGGACGGGTGCGATCAATGTGGATGGGTGCCGGATTGCTGGAATAAAGAGTGACCCGCGAAAGGCCGATGGCTCCCTTGGTGGAAAATCATTTCACGGTCAAGATTTCGACGGACGGCCCAAAGATTGGAATATTAATCAAGGCCGCTTCCCCGCCAACCTAATCCACGACGGCAGCGACGAAGCGATGGCGGGCATGGGTGACGCGAGCCGGTACTTCTACTGTGCGAAGGCAAACAAGAAGGATCGTGGCGAGAACAATAAACACCCGACGGTCAAACCAACTGATCTAATGCGTTATCTATGTAGACTCATTACTCCACCGGGCGGGACAATTCTTGATCCGTTTATGGGAAGTGGTTCCACAGGAAAAGCAGCACTTCTTGAAGATTTTGATTTCATTGGCATAGAACTTGATGTAGAATCATATATCACAAGCGAAAGTAGATTAGAACAAACACTCAAAGACAAACCAGCAACACTCACATCGTTGTTGCAATAAGGTGAGAAGATGCATTTTGATACAGTGTTCATATCTGATCTTCATTTAGGTGCCAAGAAGTCCAAGGCCCGCGCTATTCATACATTCTTGAAGGATAACACTTTCGGCGAAATCTTCTTGGTTGGTGATATCATTGATATCTGGCGATTCAAGCAAGCATTTTCGTTATCAGGTGATATGAAAGATATTCATATGAAATGTATCATTCGAATATTGAGGATGGCCACCAAAGGCACGAAGATACATTATGTGATTGGCAATCATGACTTGCTCATGGAGAAATTCATCCTCAGGGATCTGTTTACGAACATTGAGATAACAGAAAAATCATCTTACAGTGATTCCGAAGGTAAATCATGGCAAGTTATTCATGGTCACCAATATGATCTTGTCACGAAATATGCTATAGGACAACGATTGGGTAAGATCGGAGATCATATCTATGACTTCTTGATTTTTGTGAACGAATGGTATAACAAGGCAAGAAATCTATTTGGATTCAAGTATCATTCAATCTCCAAGTACATCAAAGTGAAATTCAAAAAAGCAGCGATGTTTCTTGACAACTTTCAGATGATTACAGTTGATAAAGCACAAGAGGAAGGTTATGATGGTGTCATCACAGGGCATATTCATGAACCACAACTGTCCGAAACATATGCTAACTGTGGATGCTGGACCGATCTTACAAACTTGACATTTCTGGCAGACAACGGAAAAGGTCTGGAACTCTATAAATACTGCTCCGAGACATACGAATGTAGAAAGATATCATGAAAAAGAAATGGAACAATTAAGGAGAATACATGGACTTCATTAAAGAGATGGTAGCATCTGCCAACAACAAATATGCAGCAATTGTCGATGATGGTATTGAATCTGATGTTGCAGGATACATTGACACAGGATCATATATCTTCAATGCTTTGCTTTCTGGATCAATCTACGGTGGCATCGCTGATAACAAAATCGTAGGCATTGCTGGTGAGCAAGCAACTGGCAAGACATTCTTTGCACTGAGTATGTGTAAGAAATTCCTTGATGATCGACCAGATGGTGTTATTCTGTATTTTGACACCGAACAGGCTGTTACTTCACAGATGTTCCTTGAACGAGGTATGGATCCGAAGCGTGTCGCTGTTATGCCTGTTGATACAATCGAATCATTCCGCCATCAAGTCATTCAGATTGTTGACAAGTATGAAGAACTTCCAAAGTCAGAACAGAAACCAATGATGATTGTTCTTGACTCTCTTGGTATGCTCTCCACAAAGAAGGAAATGGAAGATACTGCTGCTGGTAAAGACACCAAGGACATGACTCGGACACAGTTGATTAAGGGGACATTCCGTCGATTGACTTTGAAACTTGGTCGTGCAGGTATTCCTATGGTGATTACAAACCACACCTATGCTGTTATTGGTTCAATGTTCCCTACTAAAGAAATCGGTGGCGGGTGTTTTGTTCCAGGAACAATGATCGTCACCGAAGATGGAACGATTGCAATCGAAGAAATCAAAGAAGGCGATAAAGTCTTAACACGAAATGGTACATTTGAAGAAGTGTTACAAACACACACATTTCATGATAAGGAAACACTAATTATCGAATTTGAAGACGGGCACATTGTTGAATGTACTCCAGAACATAAATTTCTTGTTGGTGGGGAATGGATTGAAGCATCTAAACTTCAAAATAATGACGAGGTGGATGTGATCTAAGATACATAATGGTATAAGGAGGAATTCATGTACCATTATGTTTATCGTATCACGAACACTTTGTTTAAAACACATTATTATGGTTCCAGATCATGTATCAAGGAACCAAAAAACGATCTAGGGAAAGAATATTTTTCATCATCTAAATCATTGAAAAATGAAATCGCCTCTGGAGATATGACCGATTACAAATTCAAAGTAATCAAAATATTCACTAAACGGTCCTTGGCGTATAAGTTTGAGGAGAAACTCCAACGAAGAATGAATGTTGTACAAAATGATAAGTTTTACAACAAATCAATACAAACAGAAACATTTACGATGTTGGGATATAAACATTCCGACGAATCAAAAATGAAAATGTCTAAATCACATAAAGGTAATGTGCCGTGGAATAAGAACAAACCTTATAACTTGACCAAGCAAGAAAAGAGAGAGAAATTTTCCAATGATATGTCCGGATGGGACCGGGTAAATAGTGTTTATTGGACAGAAGAAAACAAAACGCATAGAAGTAAGATGTTTCAAGAAAGATACAAAGGATCAGGTAATCCTTTTTATGGCAAGAATCATTCTGATGAAACTAAAAGAAAAATCTCTAGTCATAGAAGACATGAGTTAACTGTGGAGTTTTATGATGGTACTACCAAAGATTTTGAACAAGCATCTGAGTTAGGAGTATATCTTGGTATGAGTATTCATACTGGAAGAAAATTATGCAAACCTAATATGGAGTACCTTTGGGGTAAATATAACATCAAATCCATAACAAAAAGGATCAATAATGAAGATTAAAGCAATCAAACCTGGCAGTAGAACACAAACTGTACATGATATTACCGTAGATAAAGAATCAAACTATGTTCTTGAAAATGGCGTTGTGACCCACAATTCGGGTTTAAAGTATTCAGCATCGACCATTGTTATGCTTTCAAAGAAGAAAGTCAAAGAAGGCACAGAAGTAATCGGCAACATCATTCATTGTAAACTATACAAGTCACGATTGACCAAAGAAAATGCTATGGTTGATGTGATGCTTGATTATGATACAGGTCTGGATCAGTATTATGGTCTTGTCGATCTTGCGTTGAAATATGGTATCTTCAAGAAGGCATCGACCCGAATCGAGTTGCCAGATGGTACCAAGGTCTACGAGAAATCAGTTTACAAGGATCCAGAAAAGTATTTCACACCTGAGATTCTTGAGCAATTAGACGAGGCCGCCGCTAAAGAGTACAAGTATGGCAGTGCAAACCGAACTCAAAATGAGGATGATGATGAAGATAGTGACGAGACAACAACTGATTGAAAAAGTAGAACAACGATTAGCAGAAGCATATGCCAAACATGGCAGTGAGCAATGGGGCCGTCATGAGTTTTATGGAATCCTGAAAGAGGAAGTAGACGAAGCATGGGATAATATCAAGAATGATGATTCAGATGAATTGCTTTTGGATGAAATCATTGATATTGTATGTGTATGCTTTAGGTTCTGCGAAACAGGTGGCAAATACAGGAAATGATTCATGAAGTTAGTAGTAGTAGCATTAGAATCTGAATTACCTGGTGAACTTCCAAAGGGATATGCCAAACTTGTAACGGGCGTCGGTAAACTCAATGCAGCAATATCTCTGATACAGGATTTTGAAAGATGGGGAATCCGTTATGACTGTGTGATCAATTATGGCACAGCCGGAGGATTACCAGAACATAAGGGTAATTTTTACGGCGTGCATAGGGTCGCCCAGAGAGATATGGATTGTAGTGAGTTTGATATTGATAAGTATATTACTCCCTACAGCAATGATCCCAAGTACATAGAATGTAATGTAGGGCATGTTAATGATATCAGTTGTGTCTGGGATGAAACAATCACCTGTGGTTCTGGTGATAGTTTTTCTAAACCAGATGGTGAATTTTCTCTTATTGATATGGAAGCATATGCACTTGCAAAGGTTTGCAAAAAATACAATCTACCTTTCTATTGTTTCAAATATGTAACTGATTCTGGATGTCCAGAAGAATGGGATAAAATGAAAGATAAAGGTGCCTGTTATTTTAAGGATAAAGTGCTAACTTACAAGAGGAAATGAATACATGAAACCAATTAATGAAATGTATGTCGTCGAGGGTGTCGATGCAACTGATCCTAAAAGTCCAGGAGCAGTAAGGATTATCGAAGGAGATTTCGAAGGTGTCAAGTACCAATACGGTGAAGTCAAATTCA